AATTGTTGTATTAAGTATTCCATTTTATTTTATTTTATATTTTAAATGCTTGAAAATAAGAAGAGTCCCCACCAATTATTGTATAAGTTGCATTGATGCTACCAGCAATACCATATAATTCTAAATAATCAGTTGATCCATTCATAAAAAGAAAAAATGAATTTATAACTTCGTGATTCACATTTTGGCAATATGATTGATTATTGCCTTTATACATTGCCCCATTCTTATATATTATAGCATTGCAAGCAAAGGCATTATTTGGAGCTAGCGGAGCGTTAAAAAATAGTCCACAATTTATGTTATACCAACCAGCGACAGTTGGGGTAAATCTTGAGGTTGCTGTATTAAATATACTATTATCATTTCTATTGACGATAGCAGTGCTAAAATTAATTTTAGTGTTAATACTTGTATTTATTATTTGATTTGAGGATAGATGAGCACTAAAACCTATTGTTGAAAAAATAACTTTCCTAAATACAGTGCCATCATATCTCCATTCAGTATCTTCTGTAGTTGGAATAGATATAGGATTAGTAGTTCCATCAGCTTCTTTAAGATTCTTAGTTCCAGCTTGATTCACATTCACTGTTGCTGCTCCTCCAGTTCCTGCATTTCCTGCTCTAAAGCGGATTGTCATTCCAACAAAATAACCTACTGTTGCACTAACTGGATTAGTAAAAGATGCCGCTAGGGTTAAAACATAAGCATCAGCCGCTCCACTGTCTATGTAGAAGTTGTTGGCAGCGAATCTGGAAGCTGATTGTTGTTGCTGAGTATTGATTGCTCCAGTATTATCAACTGTTAATCCACTACCAGTGATAAGATTATTCATCTCTGTTTGATTGATATTATACCAAGTAGCATCTACTGCTGGTGGTAGATTATTTGTAAATGTGCTAGTTTTGTTTGCCATTATGCGTAAAGTATAATTATGTTAGAAGGTTTTAAAATATTAAATAAAGTTTGTAATTGTGAGCCTGGATTGCGTGGAAAGTGAGGCACATCATAAGGGGGATAGTCCTCTAAAGTTCCTCCTAATCCATTAATTATCATTATAAATCTAGCTTCCTTTTCATTTCCCAAAGGCAGATGTGGAACTGAATAAGGAGGATATAGAGCGTTAATACCTTGCTGAATAGTAATTGTATATCCTAAAAGAGCCGCTAAATCTATAAAATCTTGCTCGGTTAAAACTCCCAAACTTTTTAATTGAATCAAAATCTGCTGTTTTCTATCATCAATTGATAAAGAAGTAGTTTGAGTAAAATAAGAATTAGGAATCCCAACTGCACCTTCCCATAACTCGATATAATTAATATCTTGAGTAGTTAAGATGTTAGTTCCATCCCAAACACTTTGAAATAAAGCATCAACCCTTTGGAACTCACCAGCTAAACCCATAAACATTTTATATAGGTTTGAGCCTATAATGTTTTTATTGGTGCCTAAACGATCATTAAGGAAATATTGCCCTAATGCTTGTTGGTGTTCATTAACTGTATGTGCTTGGAAATTAGGCATAGGTTATCGCTCCCAAAGTCCCAATTTTATTTAAACCAATAGCAGTATCTACTGATGGCGAAGATAATGTGTAAATAGGCACATTACCATTTCCATCTATAGTTCTACTAATTAATCCATTCAAATCAGCTAGTGTAATATTTTGCCCAACATTGTTAGAAATCTTAAAGAAATCAGTTAGGGAATTTGTAATGGCAGTTTGCATAGCCGTTGTATTTGGGCTAAGAGTAGAAAATGTAATATTAACTGGAATAGCAATGGGTGCAGAAACTATAATGTCTCCATCACCAATATGAGCTGGTTTGATTTCTAGCAGTTTATCTTTAACAGCATTAACTTCGGTAGAAGAGGGAATAATTGAGGTATCGTTATCACGAGCAAATAATACTCTAACTTGCCCTAATTCAACATAAGAATAAGAGGCGGTGATGGTGCCTGTTGCAGGTGTAGCAGGGCTTCCACTAACAACATAAGCAAAAGTATTGGCATCAATAACAACGACTTGCTTTCTTACAACATTATATTCAGATTGTGTAGCACCAAAAACAGTGATATAATTTCCGCTGACAAGTCCGTGAGCAGTAGAGATAGCAGTGGCGATTTGCCCATTTCTAGTTATGCTTGAAATAGAAACCCCTGCAGAAGTAGAATCAGGGGAAAACACCCAAACTCTAGTAACGCCTGCAATTTGTTTTGCTTGCCCAATAATAGCATTTTTATTAAAAAATGAAAAAGGGAATTGAATACGAAATAAAACTCTTGCTCTATAAGAGTCCGCACTCTCTTGGTCTGTTCCACCAGAAATTTCATTTAAGTCTATAAAGGCACTGTTATTAGCACCAGAAATAGGGCTAGACAAAGTAAGAACACCGCCAGCGGTAATATTAGTATTAGCTCCTTGTATATTAGAATTAACTTGAGCAACAGCAGTAGTCCATTGTGCTATTAGAGTTCCAGTTGGCGAACCAGCAGTTCCAGCTTGAGTGAATTGAAATTGATTTGCAGTAGTAACGGTTATTCTGACATTTGTAGCATTAAAATTAGATGGTGTAGCACCAGTAATGGAAACAGTAATACCACTAGCTAAATTATGAATAGATGAGAAATTTACACTAACAGTTGCTCCAGTCCTGGACATAGAAGCAATAGACACTGTATTTAATGAGATAGTCGTGTCTGCTTGAGTAGTGTAGGAAATGCCAGAAGCACTTTGCAAAGTAGTGCCAACAGGAATTAAAGTTGCTGTAGTTCCTGTTAAAACTATATTGCCAGAAGAGCCAACTGGTGGATTTCTTGTTATACCATAAGTGTCGCCCCATCTAGGTATATAAACTACACTAGCGGTTTGAATAAAAAACTCTTTAATCATCAGATTTATTTTCTGATAATTGTCAAAAACTCTATTTGCTAACGATTTAAGAATTGACGATACATATGAGGCAGGCAAAAACGCTCCGCTATCAGGTATCTGTGCGGTAAAGTCTGATACTATTCTGTTATATACTTCCTTCCTATCAGAAGGTAAATTAAATGCCATTCGCTGTGGTGAAGCTATGTGTTATTTATGGTATTAATCCATAAGTCATAATATTGCACAAATTCTGTGTTATCATTTCTTATGGCGGTAATTGTCGCAGTAAGCCCTTCTTTGTCAAGTGTTTTTTGCACATTGATATTAATTTCTTTTGCAATGCCTTTTTCTATATACCAATTAAAAGCATCTTCTAATAAATTTTCGCAAATATTAATATTATCTTGGTCTAAATTACTTTGATAAAGCGTCCAAAGCAAAGAACCCTGTTCAAATCCATCATTATTTAATTCATTACCAATCCAACCGCCCCTTGATCTTGGATCTTCAATAGTATCATCTCTTTTTTGGCAAAAAATTGTTATCAAAAAAGAAGTTTCTAAACCTTCAGTTAACGCAAAATCTCCATTAGCAAAAGAAATATCCCAATTTCTATTCGCATCTTGGTGTAATTTTAAATCTTTAATTGACATAAAAATAGAATATATTATAACTAATGTTAGGCGTAGCAGTTTCTTTTAGTAGTTTTTTGGTTTCTGCTACGCTATTAATCCGTGAGTTCTTAAAGCTCCCAATATGCTATTAATAGCAGTTCTAGCTTCCGTATCTACCGTAACTCCCCCAGCAGGATTGCTAATTGCCACTCCTTGATTACCAACCACTTTAATATTATTTATTTTTAAAACTCCAGCAAGATTTATATCTTTGCTAAAATCAACTTGCGAAGTTGTGACTATTATATTTTTTTCATTAGTAGCTTCAATAATAATTGAGCCATCATTTTTAAAATAAACCTTATTTCCTTTTGCCCCATAGAGAATTTTCTCTCCTTCTTCAATTAATGGGGCATTATCTAAATCATAAGGAAATACATAATTCATTCCATAATTATCACCAATTCCTAAAACTACACATTGGTCTCCAACATCTGGACAAGCATTATCACCTGTAAGATAAATCAACACTCCTTCCTCTATATCTAGGGCATTAGGATCTTGAAACTGAACTCTAATCCTTCCAAGCTCCCCAACATATTCTAATTTTATAATTTTTGCTAAACGAATAGAATTATACATATTTTATTTTGCTGGGTCTAATATTGGGTTTAAAGATTTCTTTTTCTTTTTACCTTGCTTAATTCTCGGTTCAAATACTGAGTCCGTATAAGCCAATTTATTAATTAATGTCATTTCGGTTATAGTGCCACTAGAGGTGTCTTGCTTATAATTTATAGATTTAATTAACATATTAGTGTTTATTAGTCCAGCCCTAGAATCATTAACAGTCACTATCTGATTTATATCCCATAAAGGATTTAATAAGATAATTGGGTTTAAATTTTGTCTCCACCCATAAACAGAGCATTTATATTGGAAAGATTTGGCTAAACGGATATTGCATTCCCATTCCGCCCTTTCTTTGCACTGGCTATTATTCATACCAGTAACATTATCTAAAAATTTTCTTGTTTTTCTAATAGATTTATCATAACAAACTCCAAAATATTGAGCCGTATTATCTTTTAATGAATCTCTTGTAGGCAGTTTTGCCTCACCATTTATAGTGCCAGTTTGAGTTGGGGCTGTATTTGTTCCGCTGGATAATATTTTATATTCATAATATCTTTGAGAGTCATCACGAACTATCTCTGCAGATTTTATATTATTATTAGGGTTAGGTTTATTGGCAAAAGTATTGTTAACAAGAATTGTTTTAGATGATGTGTCGCCAATACTGCGAATAATAAAGTTGCCACTATTATCTGTTCCTATTACTAATTTTCTTTTATTAGCAAGTCTTTTAATAAAATCATAAGCACCTTCATCTTTACTAAAGCCAATATTCTCGTTGGTTAAAAAATCTGGTATAGGATTTGTAAAAAAGAAGTTAGAGTCTTCGTAATCGTTAATAATCTTGACTTGGTTTCCCAATAATTTTGTTGCTAAACCAAGTTTATCCAAACCCAAAGAATCTAATTTGCTTAAACCCATTCCCAACAAAGACTTATCTGGCATTACCACAATATAACCAGTTTTAGTCAAAACTTTTTGCACAATATCAACAAAACTGACTGGGGTTTTAAAGATTTGATTTGAAATCCTGCTATCCACAAAATCACAAAGTTTATCCCTACCTTGAATAGATATGCTTGCATTATCGCTAGAATAACTAACTCGTTGTTTTTCTATATATCCAGTTAATATAGCTTCGCCATCAATTTTAATTTTTATAAAAGAACCTTGTGTATCAAAATCTGGTTTTTCTTCTTTAAAAATACTCACAATACTATTTAAAAAAGAGCTTTCTTTTTCCATAGGAACATTGATAGTAATATCAAATTGAAAGCCAAAAAAGTCTAAATCTTTTTGAATGCTAACACTCTTAAAAGTGTTAAAAACTTCTCCATCAATATCTACTGTTAGAATATTTACCATTAGTTAGATAATGCAATTAAATTTCCATATACAAATGCTGGATCTTCTATCTCATTAAGGGCAATTAATTCATCAGCCCTAGAGCTAGTTCCATAAAGATTATATGACAAAACAGAGGCTGGAATTAAATTTGACCTAATAGAAACATAATAAGGTAGTGTCTCCCTTTCATTTTGTAAAAGTAGTCTATTTTGTGTCCTAGCATCTTGCAATGCATAATAAACATCTTCATCAATAGAATTTGGATCTAGTGAATTAAAAGCAGTATTTAGACGATTTAACATTACATCTATATCACTTTGAGAAACAAAGTCTATATTTGTAGATGCCAAATAAGCTATATTTAAACAAGCAACATCAGTAAAATTTGCTAACGCAATTTTATTATCATTTAATTGTTTAATTGGAGCAGAATCCCCACTAATTTTAGTTCTATCACCACTTCCAAATATCTGTAAAACGATATTAGTCATTATTTTAAAATCATCTGTAATAGTAGCAATGCTATTATATATAGTGGTAAATCTTCTAGCTAAATTAGCTGGTGTTTGCATCAAATTAATAATTGAAGCAGATAATGCTTGAATATCAGCACTAAATGCCCCAACCTCATCAGGAATACCATTAATAGTAGAGACAACATCATTAATAGTGTCTGTAATTTCTTGAATACCATCTCTAGCTTTATTCCAAAGTTCTATTCCATCATTAAGGTAATCAAGAGCAGAAGATAAAGCACTTTCGTTTTCACCCAAAATTTTATCATAAAGATTAGCTAAAAAGCCTTTATTTCCTTCTGTAGATTGGGGGAATATATTTAAAGTGCTTTCTAAAAATGTAATTCTAAAAGCAACAATCCCATTTTCAGTGATAAAATCTTCTGTCATAGAAGATGGTATAGGAACAACCTTCTTTTTGCCAAGTGTAGGATGTGTTAAAGTCCCAAGTCCCTGTGTTTGTAATGCCTTCATCAAATTATTCCTAGATCTCTTATAAGCGGAGGCAGTTGCTTCTTGTATCTCTATATCTAATGCATATTTCCCAGCAATCTTGCCCAAATCTTCAACATAACGATTATCAGAGTTTGGATATTCGTGAACAACCGTCCTGCGACCAAGCTCGGTAATCTCCGCTTTTCTAGCATAAAATCTAGCTGTTTTACCACCTATTTTATAAGAGGCTCTATAAAATCCGCTTAATACACTCATCTTCCTCCTATTGTTTCAGGTCTCCAAAGAGACATATTTTGTTCTTGTTTAACTTTCAAAAAGTCTGGCATATTTTCGGTAGTTATTTTTACTTCTACTTTTTGTTGGTTTTGCATTTTTTTATTAGTTTCATCTAACCCTTTTATTGCGGCAGTTAATGCCTGTAAATCTCCATACACAGTTCTAGTGTCAGTAAAATCTTTTTTCCATTTATCATTCATTGCACCTGGTAAAGCACCCAATAATTCATTATTCCCCATTAACCCAGCTAAACCAGCAGTCAAACCCATACCAGCTATTTGAGTCCCTCCCCAAATAATTTCTGGGACAACGCCAGCTAATTTAGAAACCGAGTTCCTAACTTCAGGGGGAACTTTACTAACCGCATCTGACAATAAATTACTTAAATATCCTCCGAGTATTCCAGCGTCATTAGTGACATCGTTTAATCCTTTAGTAAATCTGGTTAACCCTCTAACTGTTCCTATTTGCAATCCATATGTTAAATCCCCAAATGATGTCGCTAATTCTTGGGTAGCACTTGCTAATCTTTTTTCCTCATTGCCTAATTTAAAAGCCTTTTCAAGCATTTTTTTCCCAAAATCCTCTTCTATAACCTTAATGAATTCTCTTAACATCAAGTCAGAGGATAATGTGCCAGTCGCCATCGCCGCTTGAAAATAAATAGAAGCATTCTCCATTGTTACTGGGGATTTTTTACCCTCAGCCTTAGCTTGCCTTTGTGCTATTCTATAAAAAGCCTTGTGCATCATTGGTTGAGCACCAACCAACTGTTGCATTTGAAGT